AATCAATCTCTAAAGGTTCGCTTAAAGAATAACTCCGCTTCTCCTGTTACTTGTAAGCACATAAACTTCGTGGTTCATTCTATCTAAGCTATGCTTATCCGTAAGATATCTGTAGGCCCTGACTATAAGGGAGGTGCTATGCACTACCTGGTGGGTCAGGAGATACTCGGCGGAAGCTATACCATTCATCTTATCTCTTACGATAAGCATTCTGAGTCTGTTATGATATGGATACAGAAGTCTAATAGGGTTTATTTGTGGAAGGAATTCAAGAAGACAATGCCTATGTCTATTGAATATGACATTAACTTTGACTAGTGAGGTCACCATTTTCTTTTATTACCCGTCCGATTAACGGGAAGCGCTATACCAACTCGAAAGAGATTGAGGGTGTGGATGTTATAACTAGTACATCTGAAGAGGACCACACGTCCTCCACAAGGGAGGCTGAGGTTATCGCACTACCCTTAGGGTACGAAGGACCGATAGAGGTCGGTGACACACTCCTAGTGCACCACAACGTATTCAAGTTCTATAACGACATGAAGGGTAGACAGCAAAGCGGAAAGAGCTTTTTCCGTGATGACTTATTCTTCGTGGATACGGAGCAGTTCTATATGTACCGTCACGACGGTGAGTGGCATGCCTACGATAGGTATTGCTTCGTTCAACCTGTCGCTCCTGAGGATTGGATTCTTATGAAGCCACTTAAGGAAGAGCCTCTAACAGGTATTATGCGCTACCCTAACGAAGCGCTAACAAGTATGGGTGTGAAGGCAGGAGACAAGGTCACCTTCAAACCAGACAGTGAGTACGAGTTCTCCGTGGACGGAGAGAAGATGTACCGCATGTACGACCATCAAATAACCACTATACTAGATGGAGTCTAAAGAACTAAAGGTTCGAATTATAGCCGCTGGCAGACGAGCGGTAGAACAGCTTATAAAGGTTGCTCAGGAGGATATCATAAAACCCAACGAGGAGGATGAGCTGGCAGCCGATAGGTTAAAGAATGCGGCAGCCACCAAGAAGCTAGCTATCTTCGATGCGTTCGAGATATTAAATAAAATTGATACAGAGCAAGAGCAGTTAGATTTAAGCTTGTCGGCCTCTGTGAGAAAAGATACCAAGCAGGGTTTTGCAGAAAGACGCTCCAAATAAACTACATAAAGTCCTAAAAGACTATGTGCCTAAGAATGTACTAGTTCGTAAGAATCAAGCTAGTACTTGGTCTTACGGCTACAATGAAAAGTATGACATGGTGGTTATCTCCAAGACTGGAAAGGTCGGAGAGGTGATAAATATATCAGGAGTAAACATAGGTCTTCCTTTAAATGAAGGTGTTATAGGGCGTAAAGACAGTAGGAGTAAGGAGTACTGGATAAGGGAGCCGTTGCCAAAGCCTCTTTCTAGAATTCAATCCATCTTCCAGTGGAATGAAATGACCGCCGTCTTCAAGGACACTTGGGTTGATTATATAGAGGCCGAGTTTGACAAGCGAGAGGCAGGGCACTGGTTTATGAATAACGGTGTTCCAACCTACATTACGGGCGCTCACTATATGTACCTTCAATGGACTAGTATTGACGTGGGGTACCCTGACTTTAGAGAGGCTAATAGGATTTTCTTTATTTTTTGGGAAGCGTGCAAAGCTGATGAACGTTGCTTTGGCATTTCCTACCTTAAGATTAGACGTTCTGGGTTCTCATTCATGGGCTCTTCTGAGTGTGTAAACACAGGCACCTTAGCCAAAGACTCTAGGGTGGGTGTTCTTTCTAAGACAGGTGCTGACGCTAAGAAGATGTTTACCGATAAGGTTGTTCCTATTGCTAATCGACTTCCTTTTTTCTTTAAGCCCGTTCAGGACGGTATGGACAAACCTAAAACTGAACTAGCATTCAGGGTTCCTGCGTCTAAGATTACAAAGAAGAATATGCACGAGGTGGGCAATGACGAGATGATGGGTCTCGACACCACCATAGATTGGAAGAACACGGACGACAATAGCTATGACGGAGAGAAGCTTCTTCTTCTGGTCCACGACGAGAGCGGGAAATGGATTAAACCAAACAACATCCTTAATAACTGGAGGGTAACAAAGACCTGTCTTAGACTGGGTAGCCGAATCATAGGCAAGTGTATGATGGGCTCCACCTCTAATGCGCTTAACAAGGGTGGCTCTAACTTTAAGAAACTATATGAGGACTCTAGTGTAGAGAAGCGTAATGATAACGGTCAGACCCTCAGTGGTATGTACTCTTTGTTTATCCCTATGGAGTATAACATGGAGGGATTTATTGATAGGTTCGGTCACCCTGTATTTCATAAACCGTCTGAGCCTGTGCTAGGTGTTGACAATCAGAAGATTAAGAACGGTGCTATTGATTACTGGGAGGCGGAAGTTAGTTCTTTAAAGAATGACCCTGACGCGCTGAACGAGTTCTATAGGCAGTTCCCTAGAACGGAGTCTCACGCTTTCCGTGACGAGAGTAAGTCCTCGCTGTTTAACCTGACTAAGATATACCAGCAGTTAGACTACTCAGACTCGTTAGTAAAAGAGCACTACACCACACGTGGTTCTTTTCGTTGGAAGGACGGGGTTAAGGACACCAAGGTGGTGTTCTATCCAGACAAACGCGGTAGGTTTAATATTAGCTGGACGCCTAAGTTAGGTCTTCAAAATAGGTGGGTTGAAAAGCACGGCGTTCGTTACCCTGGCAATGAGCATATGGGGTCGTTTGGCTGTGACTCTTACGATATATCAGGGGTAGTTGGTGGCGGTGGCTCCAATGGAGCCCTTCATGGAATGACTAAGTTCCATATGGACGAGGCTCCTACCAACGAGTTTTTCCTGGAGTATGTCGCGCGACCCCAGACGGCTGAGATATTTTTTGAGGAAGTACTAATGGCTTGTGTGTTTTATGGTATGCCTATCCTTATCGAGAACAATAAGCCTCGTCTTTTATACCATTTTAAAAACAGGGGCTACCGTGGCTTCTGCATGAACAGGCCCGACAAGCACTATACAAAGCTATCTAAGACAGAACGAGAGCTAGGTGGTATACCGAACTCATCTGAGGATGTAAAGCAAGCGCACGCAGCCGCTATTGAGTCTTACATAGAGAAGCATATAGGTCTAGATACAGAAGGAACTTTTAGGGACCCAGACGACATGGGGTCCATGCCATTTGTTAGAACCTTAGAGGATTGGGCTAAGTTTGATATAAGCAATCGTACTGCTTACGACGCAACTATAAGCTCAGGTTTAGCTATCATGGCTAACCAAAAACACATGTATATGCCTGAGCAGAAACAAAAAAAAATAAGTCTTAACTTCGCGAGGTATCGTAACTCAGGAAGTAGGAGCGAGCTTATTACATGAAAAACGTCAAAGTAAATATCTCATCGGCAGGTTTCCCTAGTCAATTTGTCACTGATGCTGAGAAAGCTACAGACGAATTTGGGCTTCAGATTGGACAGGCCATTCAATACGAGTGGTTTAAAAAGGATGGGAATCAGTGCAGGTTTTATAACCAGTGGCGTGACTTTAACCGTTTGCGATTGTACGCTCGTGGTGAGCAGTCGGTAGCTAAGTATAAGAACGAGCTAGCTATTGATGGTGACCTTTCCTATTTAAACCTAGACTGGACACCAGTCCCAATCTTACCTAAGTTTATTGACATCGTAGTCAATGGGATGTCTGAACGTTTGTTTAAGGTAAACGCGTATGCTCAGGACGCGCTATCTCTTTCTAGACGCAGCAAGTATCAAAACATGATACAGGGCCAGATGGCGGCTAAGCCTATGCTTCAAACTATTCAGCAGGAGACGGGAGTAAATCCGTTTACTATGGAGCCTGACGAATTACCTGAGACAGACGAGGAGTTGCAACTATACATGCAGCTTAATTTTAAGCCAGCTATTGAGATTGCGGAAGAGGAAGCCATCAATACCATATTAGACGAAAATCATTACGATGATTTACGCAAGCGGTTTGATTATGACCAAATGGTACTAGGTGTTAGCATGGCTAAACACGAATTCCTAAAGGGGTCTGGTGTTAAAGTGTCTTATGTAGACCCAGCTAATGTTGTGTATAGCTACACAGAGGACCCTCACTTTAAGGATTGCTTCTATTGGGGTGAGATTAAGACAGTCCCTATCATTGAGCTGCTAAAGATTGACCCTAATCTTACGAACGAAGACTTAGAGGAGATATCTAAGTACGGTCAGGACTGGTATGACTACTATAATGTAGCGCAGTACTACGACAATGATATCTTCTATCGGGATACCACGACTTTAATGTACTTCAACTATAAGACAACTAAGAAGATTGTCTACAAGAAGAAGATGCTAGAGAATGACGGGTCTCGTATGATTGAGAAGACAGATGAGTTCAACCCGCCAGTTGAGATGATGGAGGAGGGGAACTTTGAGAAGGTAGAGAAGACTATTGATGTGTGGTATGATGGCGTCATGGTTATGGGGACTAATATCCTACTGAAGTGGGAGGTTGCCGAGAATATGGTTCGTCCTAAATCAGCTAGTCAGCACGCACTACCTAACTACGTGGCTGTAGCTCCTCGTATGTACAAGGGGGTTATCGAGTCATTGACTCGGCGTATGATTCCATTTGCTGACCTCATCCAGGTTACTCACCTTAAGCTACAGCAGGTTATCTCACGCACTGTACCAGACGGAGTGTATATAGATGCTGACGGATTGAATGAGGTAGACTTAGGGACGGGAAATTCTTACAACCCTGAGGACGCTTTACGCCTTTACTTCCAGACAGGTAGTGTGGTTGGAAGAAGCTACACCCAGGACGGGGAGTACAACCAAGGCAAGGTGCCTATCACACAACTCAACTCTAGCTCTGGAGCTAATAAAGCTCAGATGTTGATTCAGAATATGAATCACTACCTACAGATGATTAGGGATGTAACGGGTCTTAACGAAGCTCGTGATGGCTCTACACCTGACCCCTACTCTTTGGTTGGTGTACAGAAGTTAGCTGCTTTAAATTCCAATACGGCTACGCGACATATACTCGACGCTGGTTTATATATCTATAGGTCTATAGCTGAGGGGTTAACGTATCGTATATCTGACATACTTGAGTATGCAGACTTCAGGGAGGAGTTTGTAAACCAGATAGGTAAGTATAACGTAAGCATCCTAGAGGATATTAAGGACCTTTATATATATGACTTTGGTGTA